TGCGATCTGGGTGGCCTCCAGGGCAAGCGCCATGGTCGAGGTGTATTCGACGGCAGGCTCGGCAATGAATGCGCCAAGTGCGGACTGTCCGAGGACGGAAGGCGGCGGCGGCGGGAATGCTCCCTGGCGGAGGAGGATGTTGAAGCACCGCTTGAGGAGTGGCCCCTGGAACTCGCGGATGAGGTTGGCAAATATGGGATGGAACAGCTCGCGGGATTCGGAGACGATGGCGCGGACTTCCGTGGCGGTGACATCGCGATCCAGCTGGGACACGGCGTTGAACAGGGGGACATAGAAAGCCTCCTCGATTGCACGGCGCTTGTCGGCGGCTCCGTCCTTGGCGATGTCGTAGCGCCCGCCGGTGAGCCATTCCTGCGGGGTCTGGCCGTTGGCTGGATCGTAGCAGGTGAGGCCGAGGGCGCGGAAATTTACGTCGCCTTTCAGGTTTGACGGGTAGAGGACGCGGGGGAAAGCGGAGACTTCGAGGAGCGTGTCCTTCATCTGTTCGATGAAATTCACCTGGGAGGCTTCCGGTAGGGCGAGCAATGACGGCGCCCAGCCATACGGTGAATCCCCCCATGTTTCCCAGCGGGAGACGGCGAGCGGGAATTCATCGAATCCTTCCTCGCGGAGGAGGATCTTTTCCTTTACGAGGATGTAGGTGGATTCGAATGCTTTGTTCTTCTTGTCGATCTTGCGCGGATCCCGCATCGAGCGGGGGCGGATGGTGTGGCGTATCTCCAGAGGCTCCAGGGCGGAGTTGGGATCGGCGAGCTTTTTCATCACGCATTCCGGGGTTTCCTCCCCGAACATCTGGAGGATCTGCTTGGGGGTGAGGCGAAGCAGGCGGGTGAGGGTATCGATCTCGGCAAAATCATCCTCGGCGACGGAATAGGAGCCGATGGGGTAGGAGCGGAAATGCAGGCCTTTCCCGCCCTTTCCGGCGAGGGATTCGGTCGCTGCGGTGCCGAAAGCTCCCCGGTCGAGGTAATGCTCTTTGGCGATGTTGTAGAAATTGGAGGCGGAGAGGGCGCGGGCGAGGATTTCCCCGCAATACTGATACCATGAGACGGCGCTCTGGCTGTCGGCGATGTCGTCCGGCGGGCGGAGTGCAAACCATCGCGCCCCCATGGGAGTGATCCGCGCGGCCTGGCCGTTGGCGAGGGTGCGGTTGGCACGCTGGGCGGTGCCATCGAAGGAACTGGCGATCTGCCCGCGCTCCGGGGTGATGCCGTGCGGTGCGCGGTGCTGGGATAGGCTGCGGCGGGGGTGGCAGATATCCGCCTGCTCCTGCCATAGGGAATCCCACGGCAAGCGGCGGGTATCCATGGCCGCGCCGATCTCGCAAATCTCCTCGATGGCGGTTCTTTCCATTATCCGAGGGTGGTTTTCATCTCCTGCGGGATTTGTCCGCCGGTGCCGCGAAGCAAAGTCTTGGAAAAATCATAGCGATCCCTGGCCTTTTTCCGGGCGCTGGCGGAGTCCTGCGCAACGTCGGCGGAATTGGCTGTGGTGACGGCAGCGGGAGCGGGGGCGGCGGGAGGTTTTGGAGACTTCACGGCTGCATCTTCGCCCGTGATGGCTGGAAATTCGCTTTAAGGGGTGGCAAGGCGGAGGCTGTGCAGGCGCTCGCGGCCTCTGCGCTGGAAGGTCACTTCCCGGATGCCGTGGGAACGGGCGAGGGCGAGGAGCTGGCGGAGGTCACCGGCGGCGGCGTAGATGTGCCAGCAATCGGAATAGGGGGCGGTGTAGTCGAGATCCGGATGGTTCTCCGGGAAGTCATGCACCGGGCGAGCCATGACGAAGATTTCCGGGGTTGAAACAACGGCTCCGCGCTGCAGGTGGAACTCCATGGCCTCCGTCCAGGTGACTTCCTGCTCGCCGTGGGAGTGGTAGGCGGTGTGGGCTTGGAGGTATGGGTTCACCGGATCGAGCGGGGTGTGTGGTTCATGGTGCTGGGGGCGTTTATCATTCCCCGTCGGTGTGCTTCGGCGAAGGTGCGGAAGGCATCGCAGGAGTGGGAGAATTGGTCGTGTTCCGGCTGTTCCCGGAGGGTCTTGTTCGCGGGGGTGATTTGCTTATGGTAGCCTTTGAGGCTGGCAACACCGGAGGGGAGCTTGCGACCGTCCTGTTCCCTTGGCGTGTCGCAGTTTTCGCTATGGAACCAGCAATGTGGGAGCAAGTCCCGGACGTAGCCGATTCCCAGCCATTTGTCCGGGGTGCGGGGGACAACGATGATGTTGCGGAGGCCGGCGTCTGCGAGGGCGGTCTTGTAGGACTTCCCATCGTTGGGGCTGCGGGTCTCGGCATCGTGGGGGAGGAAGTGGGCGGAGATCGGCTTGTTCCATTTGTTTTCCCAGCGGAGCATTTGGTCTGGCATGGAGCTTCCCGGCTGTCCCTCGGCCTCGAACCAGTCGAGGACAAGGAACCATCGTGCGTGCGGCTGGATGAGCCAGACGGCGGTGTAGTCGGAGAGGCCGATATCCCAGAATGTGAAAATGGGGCTGTGTTTTTCCATCCCGAAATTTGTGATGTGTCCGGCGGCAACCAGGTCGGCCATTTCCTTCCCGTAGATGGCGAATTGTCCGATGGCTTCGAAGGCCTCGCCGGGGGTGGTGGGAAATTCCTTTTTCATGGCATACTTCTGGACGTTCTGCTTGCGGTCATACCAGAACATCTGTTCCGGGGTGAATTTCAATTCAGGGTGGGAGGCGGAGAGGCGGGCGAAGTAGGCGGCAATCTCCGGGCGTAGCTTCCCGGTGGCGGGGAGGGCGTAGCGGGGATCATTGTGCCATGCGAAGAAGTGGAAACGGAAGTCCACCTCGGAGAGTGTGGAGTCGTCCGCGTTCATGCAGATATCAAGCAGCTCGTAGTGGAGTCCGGCCTCTCCGCCTTCGTGGGTGGATTCGATGTTGACCACGTTTCCCGGAGTGATCGAGTTCAACGCACCGGATCGGATTTCCTCCGCCTTGATGGGGGCGAAGATGGCGGTTTTCCCAAGCTCGGAAATGTCAAGCCATTGGGGAGTCGATCCACGTAAGGATGTGGAGCACCAGGCTTCGGAGCCGTTGGACATGGAAAGCTCTTCCTTTCCCGCCCGGAGGGAGATTGCCTTCTGGATGGTTTCGCCCAGTTTGTAGGTGTCCGGGTGGATGGTGCCGTTGGAAAGGTTTTCGTAGGCTTCGGCGATCATCTTGAGCTTTTTCTTACCGTCCGGGAGTGAATAGTCGATGTGGCCGATGGAGAGGCCGTCGTTTGACCACGGGAAGAGCATGGCGTCTGTGGCGAGGATCTTGGTCCATGTGGAGAATCCAAGTTTTCGGGCTTTTAAAATGTGGTTGCAGTTGTGAAAACGGTTGTAGAATTTCCGCTGGTCGGAGTTGGGTTTGAATTTTACGAGCTGCCCGCCCGCGTCGCGGATGGTGTAGATGTTTTGCAATCTCCATTCGCGGGATTGGAGCGGTGAGCTTTTGAGAAGTTTTAGGAGTCCATCCATTACAGCTTCCCGGTCGGGATGGGGCCGGCGGATCCAAGGGAACTGATAGCCGCGGCAAGCTCGGATAGGCCATTGGCTTCGGTATCCTCCCCGGCTGCCTTGGTGTCGAGTTCGCAGGCTTTCAGCGGGTCGAGCTTTTCGATTTCCCAGTTGTCCTTGAATTCGTCGGTGGTGCGCTTGTATTTCCGGATAAGATCCCCGTCCTTGTGTTCCGGGTGTTCCGGATCGATAGCCATGATGGGAGTCCTCACAATGCGGGCGTAGAAGCGCCTGCGCTCGAGGAGGGTGAGAACGGAATCATCGGCGGCGCTGGCTTGGATAGCCTTGATGTAGGCCTGAACGTCCTTGCGCTTGAACAGCCGCTTGCCGGCGTGCATGGCGCTGGTGCGCGTGCATTTGAAACCGGCGGCGAGATAAGCGTCCACCAGCGAATCACCGGCTAGGTGGCGGTCGGCAAAGCGCTGGTGGGCTGGGTTCCTGGGGATGAGTTCGGGGGCGATCATAAGGCCTTGAATTGGTGTGGTTCCAATTTACGCGGAAACTGCAGAATTGGCGAGGGTTCCCGGGATGTCTCTACATCCCACGGGCTTCCGATGCGGTCGGTGTGGGAGGGGAGACAGTGGATGTAAATCTCCGTGGTCTCCATGTGGGCATGTCCCATGAGGCGCTGGAGTTCGCGCAGGTTTCCGCCCGCCAACAGATACATCGTTGCAAATCCATGGCGGAAGGAGTGGGCGGTGATCCGCTTGTGGAGCTTGGCACGGGCGCAGGCGGTGCGGAGCGGCGGCGAAAGGCTCTTGCGGTGGATGTGATGCCGGCGGGTGATCCCGCTGGCCTTGTCCGTGCTTTCTCCGGCGGCGGGGAATACCCAGAAATATGGGAAATCCCTTCCAAACGAAGGGCATTTCCTCGCTACTCCGGAGGGAAGGGCTACGCCAGGGCGGCTTTTCTCCCTGTCTTCCTGCCAGAGTCCACGGCAGCGTTCCATGCGCTGGCGTAGCGGTTCTACCATTCGGCGCGAAAGGACAGTGACCCGATCCTTGTTACCTTTCCCTCTGCGGATGGTGACCGTGAGCCTCTCGAAATCGAAGTCCCTCCATCTGAGGGAAACGCACTCACCTATCCTTAGGCCGGATCCTAGCATGAGCCCAGCCATTACCGCCCAAGGCTCGGTGAGTTGCTTGATGATTGACTCCCCTTCGCTTTGGGTTACCCAAACGGGCATGTTCTTTGGGCGGGACGGGTTCACCCAAGGGGGGAGTTGCCCGACGGGTCTGCCCATTGCGGCGTAGAAACCGCTTTTCCCGGCCAGGGCATTGAGCGCCTGGTTGACCGTAGCCTCGGAATGGCGGGAGTAGGAGGAAAGGAAATTACTGATTCGATCTTCCACGTTCTTTGTTCCGCTTGGATCCTTGAAAAGAAAATAGCGCTCCGCCCATCCGAGATAACTTTCCCGGGTAAGCGGTGAGAGCCGTTCGCGGATGAGCCATTGCTCGTATTTTTCAAGTGCTTCTGCGGATTTCATGGTGTTCCTTTATCTTCTTATTGGAGTATTGGTGCGGCTTAATCAGCTGTTGTGTGGAGAATGTTGGCCAGTCGTGCCGGGGGTGTCGCTCCGGCCCTTTCCCGAGGTCGCGCCTCGACTGGCATTTCCTGACGGATCATCGCCCGAATGCTGTTGGATCATTTCATGTCTGTTACCTCCCATAATGTTTTTGCCCGTGTCGGGCTGGCACCCCAAAGCCTGACCCCCTTTCGAGGATCAGGCGTTTCAAAGACACACAACAAGTCGTGAGAGGCGACGGCTAGAAGCCGTCTTGTTGAGGCGGAGCACCGTGAGGCCGCGCCTCCACATCGGCGTTACGCCTATAAACTCCGACGACCATGAAGAGGTCGTGACTCTCGCCAATTTTCATCCCTTCCCATCCAGTCGGCACATGATCGAAAGTCACTTCGTATTCACCCCTCTCGATCCGCAGCTTTGCGCGGCGTTTCAACTCCTCGTGGGAGTATTGAGCAATCTCATTTTCCAAGAATTGAACAGCAGCGCCTAGCGTTACATCCCCCTGTCGCACTCGATACCCTTCCCTTACTTTTCGGTATCCACGCTCTAGGGCAATTCGCTCAGCGTAACAAGACATCGCACTACAATCCCCACTCGGAGTCTTGGGAGGGGCGGCGATTTCAGGCGGGGGAGTATCGTTTGTGGTATCAGTCATTTTCGTGTGTGGATGTGTGGATTTTATCGTTCGCTAATAAATATTCTTCAAACCATGCCGCCCGCTCTAGCAGACTCATCTGAAGAATATGATCCGGAAGATCAAGTGGCGGAATCCATGTCCACCCCTCTTTCATGGCTAGATTTTCAACGTCATTTCGACTCAGTGATGAATCGACTGATGGATCGGGCTGATTCTGGGAGCAGTTCATTGAGTATGGGTATGGTTGAGGTTATGGAGTCTTTCGATGCGGTTTTCGGAGAAGATGAAGCGGCACGCCATTTTGTTTCGATGGGAGTTGCATTGACCCATATCTGGCAGTTTAAGCATGAATACGACACAGAAATATTCGGCGTAGCCCATAATGAAGGTTTGTTTGTGTCGGAAGGCTTGAAGAGGGCTCTCTACTGGCATTTTGTTGTTCGCGCTCGCACAGAATGGGGCAGCAACGAGCAGGCAATCCGTGATATTAAAGAGTGGGCGCGTGATTGGA